CGCGAACCTGGTCGCCAATGGAACCAGCGCCAAAGACATCAGTGCCTATGTGAGCGCCTACCACAAAGGCAAGCTCGTCAATCTGATCATGGAACAGAGCCTGGTCCCGATGTGGATCGTGAACCAGGAAAATTATCAGAAGGCCATCAACTGCCAGGTGGATATTATGGCCACCTCCAAGTCAGACATGGCCCGGGCCACGGCCGCCAACAGCGTGATGACACATTTGGCCAAGCCCAAAGACGCGATTCTCAAACTGGATCTTGGTGGGACTGAGACGAGCGGGATGCTCGAGATGCGGGAAATGCTCTTGCAGCTCGCCCGCAATCAACAAGCAGCGATCGCAGCCGGCATGACCCCCAAGGAGATCGCCGGCCAGAAGCTGATTGATGTGACGCCTGAAAAGGACGTGGTCTGATGGTCGAGCTCATCAAACAAGAGCTCGATGTCTGGCTTGATGCGGTCTCTTATAAGTGGCTGAACTCAACTGAGTACATGCCCACCGAGTTTGCCCTGACGTTCATGAACTTCATCAAGCTGGTAAATGGGACCGAAGGCGAGAGCCACCAGACTCCACCCGTCCATCTGAAGATGCTGGACAAGATCACCGAGGAAGATGATTACATCGTCAATCTGGTGTTTCGTGGTGGGGCCAAAACCACTGTCTTCATGGAATATCTGACGCTCTTCATTGCCTTCTATGGCTATCTGCCAAACTTTGGGCTGGTTGAGTCAATGATCTATGTCTCAGACAGCATGGAGAACGGCGTAAAGTCCGCTCGAAAGAACACTCAGTTCCGCTACGACTCCAGTCCGTTCATGCAGCACTGGGTTCCCTACGCTTTCTTCACTGACAATTATATGGAGTTCAAGAGCCTTGAATATGTCAACAGCGAGGGCAAGCAGGGCAACCATTTTGGTGTAAAAATGTTCGGGGCCAAGACTGGTCTCAGAGGAACCAAAATATTTGGCAAGCGCCCACCGTTGTGCGTGCTCGATGATTTGATTTCTGACGATGACTCAAAGTCTAAAGTGGCCATGGAAGCCATCAAAGACACGGTTTACAAGGGTGTAAACTACGCCCTGGACCCCAACAGACGTAAGGTGATCTTCAACGGCACGCCATTTGGCAAAGAAGACATTATTGTCGAGGCTGTTGAGAGTGGCGCCTGGGCTGTCAACGTCTGGCCGGTGTGCGAGAGATTCCCCTGCACAAGGGAAGAATTCTCAGGCGCCTGGGAAGATCGTTTCACCTTCGATTTCGTCCAAGCTCAATATGATATGGCGATCAAGACGGGGCATCTTCCTGGCTTTGACCAAGAATTGATGCTGCGTCTCACGTCTGCCGAGGACCGGCTCATCCAAGACAGCGAGATCAAGTGGTATTCCCGCCAGCAGCTCAATAGCAACCGATCCTCGTTCAACTTCTATATCACCACGGACATTGCCACTTCTGCGAAGCAGAAGGCCGATTTTAGCGTGATCAGCGTCTGGGCCTACAATTCCAAGGGCGACTGGTTCTGGGTGGACGGCATCTGTGAGCGCCAGACGATCGACAAGACCTGGGATGACCTCTTCAGACTGGTGAGCGAATACAAGCCCCAGCTGGTTGGCGTCGAAGTGAATGGTCAGCAACAGGCTTACATCAAATACCTTCAGTCCGAGATGATGTCCCGGAATATCTGGTTCAGCTTCGCCAGTTCTGAGAAGAGCAATGAACCAGGCATCAGAGCAGATGCTGACAAACTGCGCCGGTTGAACATTGTTGTTCCCTGGTTCGCCGCAGGCAAGATGTACTTCCCTGAGGAAATGAAGCATTCTGTGATCATCGGGCACTTCCTCCAACAAATCCGTCTGGCAACCAAGAACGGTTTGAAGGGCAAGGACGACTGCCTCGATACAATCTCCATGCTTGGGTATCTCAAACCTTGGAAACCTTCAGAGGCCACTCCTTCAGTGGTCGATGAAGAGGATGATCTATGGGGCGATGACACACCCAACGCCGAAAACATCCCGCTGAACTCCTATTGTCCTTAAAGTCCGTGAGGCAATCATGCTGCTCGCTGATCTCTTCAAGAAACTCGCCCGCAATGAGCTCAAGAATTTGGCTTTGGCCAAGAGTGGCGACATCAGTGCCGCCGAGCAGCCGTCCACTGTGGATTATCTCAATGAAGGACTGTTGCGGCTGTTCACCCGCTTCGTTCTGAAAGAGAACGACGTGATGCTTGAGCTGCATGAGCACGTCACTTTCTACCACCTGCTCCCCCGGTTCGCGTCCAATTACGTGCATATCCCTGGCGCCGACGTGGAAGATGAACCCATTCGCTACATCATCGACACGCCTGGAGAGCCTTTCAACGATGAGTTCTTGAAGGTGCTGACGGTCTTCGACAGTTGGGGGCGAGAAATCCCGCTCAATGATTCGGAGAAGCACAATTCAGTGTTCACTCCTCAAACTAAACTGCTCCAAGTACCAAATCCAATCTATGGCAAGTTCCTCTCTGTGAAGTATCAACAGCGACACAGTGAGATTCAGGGTAAGTTGGATGAAGAAATCAATTGTCCCGATATACTTTTGGGGGCGCTCACGGCATATATCGGCTATAAGACATTCAGTCACATGAACTCAGGCGACTCTAACAAGAAGTCACAGGAGTTTAATGCGACTTACGAGACGGTCTGTAACGAGGTCGTGGACCGGGATCTGGTCAATTCCAGCATCTCCCAGTCCAATGTCCGCTTTCACAGGGGAGGTTGGATCTGATGGGACTGCGCGAGACCACCAATTATTTCGCTGGCTTCCAGGGGAACACCCGTGGTGGACCCTTTGAATATGGTAATGGTGAATGCCGGGATGACTACCAGGGCTTCTCGCCCTATGGCGGCGCCCAGTTCGCGCCTCTCGTCGACAAGCTGGTCGGGAACGCCTTCCCGATCGTCAAGCATGTCTGTGACAACATGCGGCATGTTCGCTACGTGTCGGCCAATATGGAGGCGATCGTCTATCTGGCCCAGAGCCAGGCGACGGTAATCGCCCAGCTCCAGGCGCAAGTCGCTCTGCTCAATGCGCTGATGAATGTGGCGAACACGCCCAACATCGTCGCTCCGCCTCTCTCCTTCAGTCGGGACTGAGGCCATGGCGAAGATCCGGCCTTACCAGAGCTTCTATGAGTTCTGCCGCCAGTATCCGGATCGGCAGCACTCCAGTCGGACAATGTCACTTCCCTGTTTGGCTCAGGTGATCGTTTCGGCTGCTGTGGCGACCATCCAGGCCAGTGTGGCTGACGCCATCATTCAGGATGTCGCCGGTGTGTCTGCTTCAGTTGCTGATGCTTTGATTCAGACGGTGAGTACAGGATCGTCCTCCACGCTTGCCTTTGGCGCAACCTCGCTTGTCTTCTCTTCCACCACAGTTGGAAGCAACACCGACATGACCGTAACCATCTCCAACCCGGGGACGGCCGATCTTGTAATCAACTCCATCGTACCAACAGGTGACTTCTCGGTCTCCAGCATCACAGGGAACTAAGTTATGGCGAACGCAGTCTATCCGAACTTCCGCAATGTGCTTCTTTCCCCGGGTGTCAATCTGGCGACGGCCAATATCAAGGCGGCTTTGGTCACGCTTACCACTGGCACGACCAATTATACCTATTCGGCGGCTCATGCGAACCTGTCCGATGTGGCTGCTGGCTCGATCTTCGTGGCTGGCGTTGCTCTGACCTCGCTGGCTGTCACTGCTCAGTCGCTGACTGCTGCTTCGGTGGTCTGGCCGAGCGTCGCGGTGTCGGGAACCAAGAAGGCCGAAGCGATCATCCTCTATATCGACAACACCGGCACCGTCGCCAATGGTTCGACCTCGACCCTGATCGGCTATATCGACACGGCCACTGGTCTGCCGGCCACGCCCACGGGTCAGAACATCACGCTAAATTGGTCTTCGTCCGTCCTGACGGATTGATCCAGTTCTCCTCGTGATGGATTGATCCCATGACTGCACCCGTCGTCGTCAAACGTGCCATTATTCCTTGGACAGCGGCTTATCCGCTGGCCCTGAGTGGCACGTTTGACACGACGGGTTCTCCCAATTGCGTCCTCGTGTTCTTTTTCACGGCGACTGGTGGTTCGTGGGGCACTCCTCCGACTTGTACCCTCGGAGGTGTCTCTGGAACTCTGATCAGCACGGGTTATGCGTCGAATTCATCGGCCGGCACTGTCTTTGTCTGGTCGTTTCCGACACCATCTTCTAGTTCTACCCTGGCTCTGGCCATCAATCAGAGCACGACCTATGCGAAC